CTTCGACACTAATGGTTCTCAATTATACGGACTTAGCCCATTACAAGCTGCTTACAGAACTGTTCAGCGTAGCAACGATGCGAAAGATACATCTGTTGGTATGTTACAGAATCAAGGCCCTAAAGGTATCTTGTATGCTGATGAGTCTAATAACTTTGGACAAGAAGAAGCTGGTAAGTTAAAAGAAGATTTCTATAATCAGTACGGAACTAAGAGCCAAGGACAAATCGTTCAGAACGCTGGTAAGATTTTGATTGCTGGTGCTAAGTTAGGATGGGTTAACATGGGCTTATCCCCTATCGACCTTCAGCTTTTAGAATCTGAGAAAGTTACCCTTAGAGAACTTTGTAATGTGTACGGTGTAAACTCTGCACTATTTAATGACCCAGATAACAAGACTTATAACAACATGAAGGAAGCTAAGAAGGAAATGCTTACGCAAGTAGTACTTCCAGAATTAGTGGCACTTCGTGATGCTTTCAATAGATTCTTTGCAGCAGAAATTGGACAAGGTTATTATATCGATTTTGATATTACTGTGTTCCCAGAGTTGCAAGAAGATATGAAGGAGCTTTCTGGTATCTTATCTCAGTCTTGGTGGATTACCCCTAACGAGAAAAGGGCAGCTATGCGTTACGATACTTCAGAAGACCCAGCTATGGATGAAATCTTTATCCCAGCAGGTTACTTACCTATCGATGAGCTTACTATGTTGCAAGACCCAAGAGATGCTCAACAACAAGGAGATTACAATATCCCACCAGTTAAAAATTTAAAAAATGGAATTTAAGTCATTTGATGAAGCCTTTAAGGCGATTGAAGCTAATTTATTAGAAAAGCGTGTAAACAAGACTAATCCAAAAGGTATCAGCCATGCAAACAGCTTAATTTCAAGTGGTGATGTTACTAAGCCATCATCTTGGGAAAGACCATCTGTAGAAATGGAGAATGCTTACATTGATGAAAATGGATGGGATGAGTTCTCTAAATGGTTTTTAGGAGTTGATACCGCTATGGACAAAGAAACTAAAGGCCACTATGGCTACATATATACTTCAGATTTTAAGACTGTTGACAGACAAGGTTTAAGAGCAATTAGACAAAGAGCAGCACAAAATGGATTAACTTCTGTTTTTGCAGCAGCAGGAAAAATGATTGAAGCTATAGATGCTAAAAAATAATGGCTAAAATAGTCACTCCTTCTCAGCAGTTCGCTTTGCAGCAAAAGATTGCAAGGAAGTCAGTAAGAGAGTATCAGCCTAAAATATTGGCTGCTTTACAATCTGACTTTGACAAGGCTGCTCAGTTGGTTAAAGATTATGGAGTTCAGCAAACTATCAATAACCAAAATGCGTTATTTGACGGAAAGAATATTAATAATATTTTACGAACTTTGTATGAGACGACTGGCGGATATACTGCCATGACGTATGAAAAGATATTTGACAAGTTTAAAAAAGCAGAATCAGTAGATTTAGACCCTATGAACATCATGGATGAATGGTTAGCGTTTATGTTGTCTTATTGGACAACCTATAGCGGAACTAAGATGTACGGAATTGAAAATACTACCAAGAACGAGATTACAAGGATATTGAACGGCTCTATTAGATACGGACAAGAAAATAACTTGAGTCTTAACGAGGTTAATTCACTTGCGATTAAAAACCTACAAGAAGGGAAAATTAACAACGCAAGGAGTCTGCTGATTGCAAGAACGGAATCACATCAAGCATTAAGTGCTGGTATGATGGGTGCAGTTAAATTTGTTAACATACCTTTGCTGAAGCAATGGGTGGCAGCAGATTATCCTGCTAAGAATAATAGGTACAGAAGTTGGCATCGAACATTGGATAGACAAACCAATCCAGATGCAGGAGGAGTAAGAATACCGATTAATCAGCCGTTCCTTGTGAATACGCCAGAAAGAGGAGTAATTGAGATGCAATACGCACATGATGCAAACGGAGGTGCAATGAATAATTGTAACTGTAGATGTTGTACTGTGTTTATTGCTTAAACAAAAATATATGAGTAATTTTTATAACAAGAAAGCAGTTAGTGGTGCACCAGTCGATATGGCTGATGACACAAGAACCATTGAGGTTTACTATTCTGCATTTGGTAATGTAGATAGCGATGGCGATGTAATTATGCCAGGCTCATTTACAAAGTCTATTAAAGAGAATGGCCCACAAGCAAAGAATAGAATCTGGCACTTGTTCAACCATTCTACAGACAAACCAGTAGCTAAGCCAAAGGAATTGGTGGAAGATGCTTTTGGTTTAAAGGCAATCGTTAATATGCCTAATACAACTTTAGGTAGAGATACTTATGAGCTGTATAAAGACGGTCATATCACAGAGCATAGCATTGGATTCCAGACTGTAAAGTCTCAAGCTAAATCTGGATATAACGAGATTCAAGAAATTAAATTGTTTGAAGGTTCCTCAGTTTTATGGGGTGCCAATTCTAATACACCAACCGTTATGGTTAAGTCTGAAATCAAGTCAACTCTAATTGATGAGATAGCTAAAACTATCAAGTCATTGAGAAATGGTTTCTATACTGATGAAACTTTTGGTTTGTTAGAGTTAAAACTCAAGCAATTACAACAATATCTCGCTGAGATGGAAGAAGATGAATCAGTCGCTTCAGAAGAACAACCGCCAGTAGATGCTCCAACTGAGTTGCAACCAGTAGGTGAATCAGAAGATGAGGCATTGGAAGAAGAAGAAGACCCGATGGTTTCCATTGAAATTGAGGTAAACAAATATTTACAATCATTTAAAATTTTCAACTAATGGTAGAAGAAATTAAAAGTGCATTCGAAGGCATCAAAACAGAAGTATCTGGAGCAATCGAAAATGCAAAAGCTGAAAGTGCAGTAGCAGTAGAAGGCTTAAAAACTGAATTAGAAGAATTAAAATCTCAAATCTCTGTAGTTAAAGATGCTGCAGACAAATTAGAGGCAAAAAGCAATCGTAAAACAATGAACGAAAATCAATTTAAAGGTTTCAATGCCACTTTAGGTGAGCAAATTGAAAAGAATGCGGACAACATCGCAAAATTAGGTCGTGGTGAAATGAAGAACACTTCTTTCATTATGGACACTAAAGCAGTAGGTAACATGACAGAAGCAGTTAACTTGACTGGAGATATTCCTCGTCAGTATGCTAACCAAGTTTATGGTTTACCTTCTCGTAAAATCCACGTTAGAAGTTTGTTACCAGTAGGTACAATCTCTCAAGGATTATTTACTTTCCCTCAAGAAACTGGTGGTGAAGGTGCTCCTGCTAACCAAACTCAAGGTAGTGCAAAAGCTCAAGTTGATTTCGATATCAGCATGGTTAATGCTCCTGCACAAGTTATCGCTGGTTACGTTAAAATCTCTCGTCAAATGTTAGATGACGTTCCTGCTATGACTTCTTTCTTACAATCTCGTTTGTTAGAGAAATACTTAGTAGCTGAAGATGCTCAGTTATTATTCGGTTCTGGTTCTGGTGTTAACTTGACTGGTTTAACTATCAACGCTGCTGCTGCAACTGGAGCATCTACTGTTGACGTTGAGCAATTAGTACAAGCTATTGCACAAGTTGAAGCAAGTAACTACTCTGCAACTGGTATCTTGATTAACCCTTCAGATTGGGCTAACATCGTAAACACTAAGAACACTAACTCTGCGTACTCTTTACCAGGTTCTACAGTAGTTACAACTGATGGTCAATTATCTATCGCTGGTATTCCTATCTTCAAGTCTACAGCAATGACTGTTGACAAGTTCTTAGTAGGAGACTGGTCAATGGGTGCTCAAATCATGCAACGTAATGGTATCTCTGTTCAATTCTTTGACCAAGATGGTAACAACGCTATCGAGAACATGATTACAGTTCGTGTTGAGGCAAGAATCGCATTCCCTATCTACTACGCTGGTGCGTTTGTTTATGGTGACTTCGGAAATGTTGCCTAGATTTTGGTAATATAACTTAATTTATATACCTTTGGGGGGAGTAGTTCAAAAGCTACTCCCCTTTTTTATGATAGGAATATATAAAATTACAAGTCCAAGTGGAAAGATTTACATTGGTCAAACCACCAATTTTACTAAGAGAAAGAATTACTACAAGAATGGTGCAAAGCCATATCAAGTAAGGATTCATAACTCATTAAAGAAGTATGGATATGATGCACATACTATTGAATTTATTGAAGAGTGTTTAGTAGAAAACCTTAACGAAAGAGAAAGGTATTGGCAAGACTTTTATGGTGTTATTGGTGATAATGGACTAAACTGTAGACTAACTGAAACTAAGGATAAGTCTGGGTTTATAAGTGAAGAATCTAAAGCTAAAATGTCTGAAGCAAGACAAAACAGAATTTTAACAGACAAAGAAAAACTTAGATTAAAGGGTTTATTTTTGGGTAGAAAGCATACTGAAGAAACAAAGAAATTAATGTCTGAAAAGGCAAAGTCATATAAAAAGAGCCCAGAGCACATGATTAAGATATTAGAAAATCTTAAAAAGATAGTTAGAAGGCCAAGAAGCGAAGCTACTAAAATAAAACAAAGTCTTAATAACGGCAAATCAAAAGTAGTATATCAATACACTATGAATGGAATGTTTATAGATGAATATAGAAATGTGTCTGAAGCTCAAAGATGCTTAGGCATTAAAAACATTAGTTCTGCTGCATTAGGCAAAATACCATCATCTGGTGGCTTCAAATGGAGGTATGACAAACTTTAGTTATTTTTGTAAAAATATCGGTATATGCAGATTATAAGGGATGTCACAACCACAATAGAGCCAGTTTCTGAACCAATAACATTGGCTGAAGCTAAGAACTATCTAAAGGTTGATTTTGATGATGATAATGACCTAATTAGCTCTTTAATAGTTGCAGCAAGGGTTAGATTAGAGAAATATGCTGGTGTGGCTATGACAGCTCGTACTTTACAAGTTGTGGCTTATGTGGATGAGTTTATAGAACTACCATACGCACCACTTAACAATATCACTAAGGTAGAATACTGGAATAACGATAGCTGGGTTGAAATTACAATACCTCAGTACAATATCTTAGGTACTACCTATAAGAAACTATATATGAACTCTATTAGCCACATGGAGTTTAGATTTACTTATACTTGTGGTTATGCTACTACTCCTGCAGTTATGAAAACAGCCTTGTATAAGATACTTGCTGATTTGTACGATTACAGAGAATCTTCTGTTGAGGATAGCAAACCAAATGCTAACATAGCATCTGCATACGAACTAATGAAGCCTTATAAACGAGTAAGCATAATATTATAATGATAAGTAGCTTAAAAAATAGGATTACTTTCCAATCTAAAGTATCAGAATCTGATGGTGCTGGTGGTCAAGTCTTAACTGATGTTGACTACTATACTTGTTGGGCTGAGATATTTAGGGAAAATCAAAATAAAACAAACATTGCTGGTAAGGATTCTATATCAGATAACATTGTTTTTAGGATTAGAGATGCCCAAAGTGTAAATATCTCCAATGACCTTACTATTCTATATAACAGCAATATCTACTTGATTAGCAGCATTATAGATGAATATGATAATAAGAATTATTTAAGAATCACTTGTTCTACCTTAAAGAGAGTTGGTACTTGGGATAGTATTACTGCTTTCTGGGAGAATATCAGTACAACCTGGGAAACTACTTAATGTCATTTTCAATAGATAAAACAAGCAGCATAACTAACCTATCAAAAAGGTTAAAAGAGGCACCTAATGTTATTACTCAAAAGGTTCAAGCTATAATTAATCAAAGCGTGATTAATATAGAAAATAACGCAAGGGCTCGTGCTCCATACGGTGAAACTTACAAATTAAAGGGTTCTATTTATAGCACTCCTTATAATATGAATGCAGGAGCAAAGGTTGGGTCAACTGCGTACTACTCTCCATTTGTGGAGTTTGGTACTGGCCCATCTTTCCAAATACCATATTATAGAAACTTAAATAT